GCTAGGAGGCAATGGTTTCGAAGCAAGTTCTCCCGAAAGCCATAATCTAGTCAGTGAATCATAATTTCTTGTAAGTGTATAAACATCTATAATATTGCTCACACTAGGATCAATTCTTTGATTACTATCTGCAACATGTACATAATAAAATTTAAATTTATCTCTACCAACAAATGCTTTATAGTCGCTTATTGTTAAGAAACTATTTTCAACTTTATTAATCTTTTTAAATACATTTAATTCAGAGATATAAAATATTTGACCATCTATATACTGACTCCATGCTCCGACACTTGATTCTTCTTGCACAGGTAAAATTGTATTTCTTGAATTATCAAAATATTTGTAAGTTTCAATACCTTCTTTACTAACTAATTTTTCTTGAAAAATTAATTTGTTTAAAGTATTAACACCCGGATTAATTATTTCATCAAACAGATCAATGTCATCAGCAATGCCGTCATCGTCTGAATCAAAAAAGTCTAGCTGTATTTTCTTGGTATCAATATATCCGTTTTTATCTCTAAACGCATCTGTAATATACCAAGTAAAATCTCTTGTAAATGGTTGCAGGCTATCAGGCTGGGTATTAATAGACAAGATATCTAATTTGTCTTTAAGTAACTGGCCAGTTTTCGAATCATAAATTTTATCGCCGTCGTCATAATAAAATTTAATTTCACTTTCACTTTCAAAAATGTATCTTAAATTACGATATGTAATTTCATAATTTTCACCATTTGTTTTAAAATATAATAACCAACTTGAATCTAGATTTTGTGCATTTATATTTCCTGCTTTGCCTAAATTAAAATTATTAATAGTATTGATATTTTCTGCAAGTATAATTTTCCACGTGCCTTCTTCTTGATCGAATCTCAGAGCAAAATCATTATAAGCAAATGCTTGATCAATAATTTGCGAAATTAAATCACTGTCTAAAGTATTTGAAATTATCGGTCGTACCTCAGAAAGAATACATCCATCAGGAACATTATCATTTAAGAATATAGGTCCTAATGATCTACTAGCATCAGTGCCATCTCTATCAACACTTATAATACTAGTCCAGATATAAGTTTTAGATCCTACATGGTTTGCTTCACCTGCCATTAAGTTGTTATTAGCCATAAAGTGGAAACCTTCAGGAGCACTAAATTTTACCATTGTTCCTTTTTTCAAAAATCTTAAATTGTTTGCTGTATAATCGCCTACTTGATATTTTGAATTATCAGTATCTGTAAAATATCCTGTATTTTCATTTGTTCCGGTGGTTTGTTGATTCCATTTTGCATTTAAATCAATTGCACTTATTTTTGGATAATTTTTATAATAGAAGTTTTTAATATTTTGATTTCTAATTATAGGTAAAACAGTATTATAAACTGCTCCTTCAATATCAGTCTGTGTTGTAAAATTAAATTTTGATTTATCTAAAAATTCTTCTCTATACAATAATCCATCATTTGCATAAAGATTTGTATTACTATATTTTCCTGTAACATCTTTTAAATCAAAATATCTACTTATACCGCTCGATATTCTATTAATTGATTTAACTTTTAAAATATCTTGGCTCACACCTAAAGGACCTATATTATAGTCTTCAGCTGTAATCATTCTATTTTGTGTATAATAAGTAGCAGGAGCATTTTGTTTAATACTTGCATTAGATTCTGCAGGTGAGCTGTTACTTACAGATGATTTTAAACTAAACGTTAATGTAAGTTTTTCACTTGTGCCGCTTCTACTTACATAAGGAATAGTTATATTAATATTATTCATGCCTTGAGGTGTAATATTTAAAAATCTATTTGCACTTGTTCTATAATATACCCTATAATTTCCGCTAGGTATATCGCCAAATACACCATCAGCAAATACTAAATTAATTCTGTCTTCTATTCTAGAACTTACAGCATATACATTTCTAACATTTTTTATTAGACTATTATATATTACATTGTTTCCTTCAACAGCATCAACTTTAGTCCATAACTGATTTTCAAACCCATTTAAGTCTAATCCATATAACCAAACATCACTATTGTTAATATTTGTACTATCAATTCCTACTACTTGATTAGGTGTAGGATTATCAACTTTAAATTCGCCTCTTTCAAGTTTGCCCTGACGGAAGTGCATAAAGAAACCTGTATTTGAACTGCCAGCACCTTGTCCGTCATCTCTATATACAAAACTAGGATTGTTTGCAGGTAGTGGCGGTTCTTCCACTATCGATGCACCGCTAATTGCAGTAGATACAATTTCAAACTTTGTACTTTCGCCTTGAACTGTTTTACTAAACGCATAAACAGGAAGACCGGTATTTAAAGAATTAATTTTATATTGCTCAGTAGGAACTCCTTCTATATCTGCACTTCGAATAGGCTGGCCGATAGGGTTACTTACTGGCAATGTGTTGTTTAATATTTTTATAAACTGTTCAAACCACTGTGCATTACTAGGATCATTCCACGACACTGTTGTTCCGCTTAAATTTAATCCTGAACTATCAATAACACTTTCTGTTGTCTTTATTGCTTCTAACTTTAATAATCCGTTTGCTGCTTGATTTCTCTTTGGATTATAACTAACTAGTCTTGCAAGCCTTAAAATACTTTCTCTACGTTCTGCTGTTTCAAGGAAGTTTTCTCTAGAATTAAGATCAACACGAAAAGACAGATTTTGACCTAAAAATGCAATTAGATCAATTAGTGCAATATACTCACTTGTTTCGATATAATCATTAAAATCTTCTGGATAGTTTTCTCTAAGATACTGAATCATAGTTCTGCGAAGATTTTCAAAATCATAACTTTGAAAATCTGCGTTTCGAAAACTTTGATAAATTCTCTTCCAATCTTGATTGATTAGAAGTCTATTCTGTCTATCAGATACTGACATTTACCTATCCTTACATTTAATGTATTTATGTGATTAAATTATGTGCGTGTTTAATTTGTTAGGCCAGCAGCCTGATCAAATTTGAATTGCATAGTTTGCTGTAAATTGTAAGGTATAACAATAACATCAGCATCAACTTGTATTCCGCTTTCGTAAGTATCGACAAGTATTCGTGCTACATTTACTCTAGGATCGTAGTTTAAAATTGTAGTTACATCTTCGAGTATAGCTTGGCGCAAATCTTCAGTAAATGGCTCAAATAATACATCCCAAATTATAGTGCCAAAATTCGGATCGCTTAGTTTTTCACCTTTTCTAATATGAAAATGATTTACTATATCTTGCTTTATAATTTCAAAATTATAAAGATTGTAGCTTTCTCTTGTTATGTCTGTCGTGGAAAATCCTCTATAAGCAACGTTATTTTTGCCTACATCCTCCGTTTTAGCAGGTGCAACACTAACTCTTTTATATAGATTTTTTTCTAAATTACTCATAGTAATATTTATCTTTCAGCTCGGATGCCACTTCTAAACCAAGCACTTTCGGCTCTACGTCGATCAATTAGACCTTGCAACGGCCTGCCGCCAGCATTTACATAAAGTAGCATTTTTTCTGCAATAGTATTATTATCTCTAACAGCACTGTCTGTTACTTGACTTAGCCCGCCTGTGCCTAAGTTGTAAGAGAAACTAGTTAATGCGTCAATTTGAGGATCAGTCCAGTTATATCCGTTATCTTGTCCATAACGTATAACTTCTTGTCTAAATCGTGCAACTTCGTCTCCAAGTCTTCGTTCGGCTTCTTCCTGAGTAATAACTTCATTTGCATTTAATGCTCTAGTGCCGTATCCAATACTATACTGTGCATAATCCCAATATGCTCTAACTCTACCATCTGATAATGCTTCAACATACCCTTCTTTAGATTTAATAAAGTCAATTAAGTCACTTGGTGCTTGTCCTACAAAATTAGTCCCGCCAGTGCCTCCTCTTTGATCCGGACCTCTTGGATCTGTTGCATCAGGGCCTAAAGGATCAACTGTTGAGTTAGAACTACCTGTAACCGGTGACGACCCTGCTGTAACAGGTGCGCCTTCGCCTGCTATTCTATTTCTTTGTTGCGAATTAAATGCTCTAGTGTCGCCACCTTTTGCAAATGTATCCGGAGTTAATGGCCTAAATGGCGACTCTGTTAAAGCACCCGAAGCTTCTCTATCAGTTTCAGGAGTTTTGTACGCTAAAGGATTCATATTTTCGTGCTGAGACCAGGGCTCATGCTGCGGTGCTCGGCATAATATACTTTCATAGTTTTCTGAAGATTCTGAACCCGGTGGAACATAACTTAGATTAATAGTTGGTAAAACTGTAACCGGAACAGCGTCATCAGGAGTTGTTGCAGATTGAGCTAAAGTACTGTTAAGATGGATATCTGGTCCGCCGCCGCCGCCGGCATCAATTGCAACAATGCCTAATGCTAAATCATTGATATTGCCTCCAGATTTTCGATACCAGCTAAATCCACTACTTTCATGTGTCATAGCATCAGCACCCTGAAATCTACTTTTGTTAGTATGGAAATGGTAATCACCTTTTACTAACACTTTCATTTTATCTTCAACAACAGTATCAGAATACTGATGTACAGTTAATTTGTAATCTTTGCCGACATCAATATTAGTATTGAACACACTTTCTATCTGGACTCTGCCAGATTCATTACCATTAACATCTTGTGATTGTTCGCCACTATATCTAGCAGTTGCTTTCATATTAATATTTCTACCAGATTCCATATTAATATCACGTTCTGCTGTAATATTTAAATCGCCTCCGGTCATTAAACTTATACTATCATCAGCATGTATGTCTATTTTGCCATCCGATGACATTTCGATCCATGCAGTGCCTCTTGAATTTGCAATATAAATCAAGTCTTCTGAATTATGTAAAAGAATTTGATGGCCAGTTCTTGTCCTCAATCTAACTAATTCGTTATGAGGAATGGTTTGATCGCCTTGTACATCATTTGCTTCAACATTTGCATATTCCGGAGGACCATTTTCGGCATGCACTCTACGTATAAATTTATCATCACCGTCGTCAAATACTAAACTACTACCGCCTAGTCTATTATAAAATTGTTCAGCTTTAGAATTTTGATTACCGTATGCATATTTTGGCGAACCCGGACGCTTATCTAGAGGTCCTGGACTACTGAATCCAAAAACCATACTCGGAATATCTCTTCTAGCACTACTTGTAGTTGTGCCTCGAATTTCATCTTTGTATAATCCTTGTGTTTCTAGAACTTGAAAGAAATCTTTATTATAAGGTTTTCTAAATTTTGTAGGATCTTTGCCTTCACCTGTTTCAACTCTTTTGTTATATTCGCCTACAGGTAATTTTAAATTACGTAGCGCACTTGGTGTAGCTTCAGTAGTAGCCTTTGTACTTGCTCGGCCGTCCGGAAGCATAAAGTTCATAAATTGATCTTGAACACATCCTATCCAATATCCGTGTGCAGCGTTGTCTTCTAAAAATAGTACAATAACCTTTGTTCCTACATCAGGAGGAACCATCCAAAATCCGTAGCTTTTTTGTGTATAGTCGTACCCATCGTTTGTTTGTTCGTGACGCTGAGGTGTTACTCCGTAAAATGGACTTAAATATCTTACTGTATGAGTTTGTCCAGTTCTTTCCGGGTTATTACCTGTAGTTGTATATTTTAACAATTCTACTTCTAGCGTTCCCATATAGGTTGTATCTAGATGATTTACCACAATGGCTTCGTACGGGCCGCCTGCACCGTAACTGCTACTACTAGATGTGGTTCTTGTTAATTCTGCCATATATTATATGTATCCTTTTATGTAGGTTGTCTTACAATATTGTCTAAGTTTTTAAATGGAACACCTGCACCAGATTCTGCTTCATACCCCGGAATAGTAAATGGGAACCAGAACTGATCAGTTTCTTGGAATACATAGATGATGATTTCTCCACCTTGATCATTAGTTCTTGTAACAACATAATCGCCTTCTGATGCAGGAAGATGGAATGGTCTTTCATTTCTAGCAACATAATCAACACGTTTATCACCTGTATTAAATGTATGTATCGGTCCGGCGGTATCTTCTGGATGAATAAATGGAAATTTAGAACTATCTACAGGTTCTTCAGCAGCAGGATCTTCTAAGTAAGCCTTTTCTCCCGGTGTTAATTTTGACTGGGCAGCGCCGTCGCCTAAATCTGTATTAAAACTTTTTAATCTTTCTACACTATCTATATCTGATTGCGTATATGTTTGACCTGCAGGATTTACAAATCTCCCTTCTTCAACTTGACCATATTGATTTACAGCCGGTGTTGGTGCTGGTGTAGTTGATGGTGGAGCAATTTGATTTCCTCTTGGATCATTTGCATCAGGATCTGTTGCTGCTGTAGTTGATGGTGGAGCAATTTGATTTCCTCTTGGATCATTTGCATCAGGATTTCTTGCTGCTATTGTTCCAGCAATTTGATCTGCCCTTACATTATTTAAATTAGTATTAACACTACTAACTCCGCCAGCTGATTGTCGATTAAATGATGCAGGTGCCGATCCTCTTACACCTTTTAAATTTAAAGTGCCGCCGCCTTGTCCTCTTCCTGATCCTCCGCCGCTACCGGGGGCACCGTCTCCGGCAGTACTAAACACTTTTCTACCAGTAAGAAAGTCGTATCTATCCTCTGTAGCACGAACAGGAACATACGGCCTTATATTGCTTACTTGTGCTAGACGCTGTTGCGCTGGATTTGGTGCTTGAGGTGCTGTAGCTTCTACTGCTCCTGAAGCAGTATTTGTAATTCCGCCTGCTGTAGGACTTCTAGGAACTGCAAAAGTCCTGCCACCAACATTTCTAAGTACTTCGTTTGCTTGATCATAGGCACCATTAAATATTCTACTACCTTCAGCAAGCCCTGAACTAGCCAATGCTCTTGGATCTAGCAAATCGGGCGACCCGGCAATCGAAGAAACTGCATTTGTAAGTGTGGTAGTAGAAAGATCAACATTAGCAAGATCAGTAACTACACCTCCGTTTATACGAACAGCATTACTGTCACCGATAACTGTTGCATCTGCAAATTCTCGAGCAAGAGTTGCTGCGCCAGTTGGTGATAATATATCAGGCGTAATGCTATCAAACACTCCATTAACAACTTGTGCTCCTGCTGTTCGTGCAGCCGATGCTATTTCGTTAAATTTAGCTGCATTTACTTGAACATTAGGAGGAACTACAGCAAAATCTGTAAAACCTTGGGCTTTTAAGTTTTCTATCGTAGAAGCAATATTTTCTGCACTGTTTGTACCTGATACATCTTGACTTCCGATTGCTAGTAATGCTCTCATATTATCCCCCGTTCATAATCTGTCTTAGCCATGCAGGTGATCCAGCAGAACTTGCAGCTGATGTTCCCCAAGATTTTGCTCCGTATCCCCTCATGCCTGGTTGAATACTATTTCCATCAGCAATATCTATGTGATATGTCTGATCACTCATATAACCGTTGCCGGCACCGGCAGCAGTTGCTCCTGCATCTCTTGCTGCACGAATAAATGTTTGAACAATGGAAAGTTCTTCAGGATCATTCACTCTAAGTCTCCTGTCGCCATCATACAATATAACATCAGCTGCAAATCCTCCATCGTGTCTTCTTGATCCTACTCGCCTGCCGTTCGGATATATATCCTGGCCGCCGCTTGATATTACAACTTTTACTCCAGCAGCTTCAGCAGCAGATTGTAGTATTTGAAGTAATCGAGGATTAAGTGCTTTATTGCGTGTTTTTGCAGAAAATCCTGATACATATGCAACATTAGGAGGTGTTGTTCCTGTAGGCGCACCTGTAGCTACAATTGTAGATGCATTTCCGCCAGCATTACTACTTGTACCTCCTTCAACAGACGAACCACTGCCGGGGCTATTAGTTCTTTCTGCATCTCTGCCGCCGACATAGCCGCCATTACCCGGATGACTACCATTAGCGCCTTGAGATAGGTCAGTTTCTCCACTTTCTCTAATTGTAGCAGTATCACCTGTGCCCTCGTCACTTTGGCCGCGCCTGCGCATCACATTTAATGTTTGAGTAAATACTCCGTCTTTAAATTTATTAAGAATACTAATTACTTCATATAGTCCGCTAAACTGTCTTTGTAATCGACTAAATGTCATAAGTCCTGTATTAGAATCATAATCATAAGGCAGTCTAAAATTAACTAAAATAAATGATTCTTGATTAAGTGTTTCAATTGTTCCGCTTGTAGTAACCCCAGGGGCTCCGGGCACTGCTTGGTCGGTAAAATTGCCCATACCGCTATCGGGTATGAAATATGGATCTCCCCATATTTCTATATCAGCATTAATCAGATCACTAACAGAGTTTGTCAAAGCCTGGTTAAAGATATTTGCAACATTTATTTTATGTGCATCAATTTGTCCAGTACGGGTTCCGCCACCTCTATTAGAATTTGCATCTATACTATCTACTTGTCGAGCCATAGACTCATTTGGATCAGATGCAGTGCCGCTGCCTTGTCCAATAGGCGCACGAATAGTATTAGGCGGTGCTCCGTTGTCTGTTGATTCGCCTGTTGCCCCTGCTCTTCTATTAGCCGTTAGCTGACCTAAATCAGCTGACATAGCTTCAAAAAATGCCATCTTATATTCTATATTAAAATCTAACACATCTTCATTAAGCCCAGTATAAAGATAGTTGTATGTTTTAAGTGCATTTTGTCTTAAAATCGGAGTAGCTGTAGATCTTCTACTCGGTCCTTGAAAAAATGATTCATCTGCTAAAAACGGTTTTACTTGATAAACATAAATTAACGGATCGCTGCCGGTTTGTAATGTTGTATTTGGATCTAATTCAACATAAGTTTTTAAATCTACTTTAAACCACTGATATTGTCCTTGCTGATTTGGGCCTTCAATAATTTGTCTTCCGTATTCACTATGAACTATAGTATCAGTGACAACTTCCATTAATCTTGTGCCCTGTGTAATTTGAAAATTTCTTTCAGTATCTGTCATTTGTGCAGATTCAGCGTTTCGTTGCACAGGTCTTAAAACATTTTCAATATCAATACTTAAATCAGCAAATGCACTAGGTCTATCGCCGGCTTCATTTACATCCAATACTAATCTCGAAGATCCTATAGTGCTAATGTTAGCAGGATTATTTGCCCAAGATTTTAATTGCTCATATAATCCACCGCCGCCTACAGATGTAGCTACTGTAATTCCTGCGGCTGCTGCAAGGCCTGGATCAATAGTTACATTTCCAGATCCTGCACCTAGTGTTCCGGATTGAAACCTAGCTGTTGCATCATCTACTGCGTCTTGAATATCTTTTCCTTGAGGAGGAAAACAAATAATATACCGATCTCCTTTGGATATAGCGCCTACTTCTTCTTGTGTTTCAATTCTCGAATTCATTACATTTGTAAGGCCGTTTAGCGGATTTGTTTGTAACAGTTCAGCTACAGTTTCACCTCGTAAATTACTGTCTTGTTTTAATTCTTGAATCTGATCAATAGTTGTTTGTTCATTAAATGGTATAGCTTCAATTTGATACACTGATCCACTACCGCTTACATCAAATTGAATATCAGTAAACATGAACGGAACATACTTAGGAGAAATACCGCTAGCTATAGAGTTTCCAGAATTGTCATATCCAACAAATTTAATTTCTAAACAATACGGTGCTGATGTAAAATTTTGATAATTGTTTTCTATTGCTGCGGCGGCACATGCTTCTAAAAATTGTCCCATAGAATAAGGTTCGATAATTCTAAAACTAAGTCCTGTAGAGTTTGACGGACCAGTAGTTTGGTTATGAGTTATTATACTATCAATTTCTAAATCTTCTATAAAATATTCTCCATGAGGACCGAAAATATCTTCAGTTGCAGTAGTTTGTCTTTTATTATAGCTGCCACCGCCTGAGGATAAAATTACGGTGGATAATCCGGATGATCTGTAAGTTGAGTTAGGACTATTGCATTGATTCCTTGAAAGAATTCCTAAAGTAATAATATAATTATAGCTAGAAAAGTTTCTTAACGGATTTGGCAATCTCGAAGTACTAAATGCCTGTGTAGTTGGACTTCCTAAAACTACTCCGCTTGTTCCGCCGCTGCCTTGTCCAAGTTGAATTGGAGAATTTGCACTTGGATCAAATAATGAAAGTAATGTTTGATCTGCGCTGCCGCTTGAAATTGCACCTAATAGAGATGATACTGGTCCAACAATATTTCCCAATGCTGGATTAATTAAACTTATTCCCTGAGAAAGACCAGGCAATGATGCTTGCGCAGCACTTAATGCATCAGTAAAAGGGCTTGCTACATTCTCTAATTTATTTTGTAAATTTTGTATATTGTTACTTAAAAAATCTGGCGTAAAGCTACTGCTAGCATTACTAGCGAAACTTGATAATTGTTGATTTAAAAAATCGCCGCCTGATGGTAGATTAAAATTTTTAATTGCCGAGCTAGCTGTTGCTGCTGTTCGAAGGAAACTAGTAAGTGCCATTTACCCTCCTATAATCTGT